CTCCATTTCATCCTCCGTTTTTCTGGGTTGAAGAATACTAATGACTTGTCTTGGTCGATCTTCTCGCACGCCTGGTCGTACCACCTGCCATACATGGTGGCAGTTCTGTTGTTGAAATTCGGGTTTCTGTGCGTATCTATGTGTTCTTTATGAACTTCGAGATAATACAGCACGGTAGAGTGATCAACGTGCCCAAACAACGGGAAGATCAGCAGGGTTGTGTACCCTGTGTACTTACGTATGAGATTTGTCAGCAGAATACGCGCTGCTGTGTACTTTCCGAACCTGCGATTGCCAAAGATCTGTTCCGGCTTTACGCCTGAAACTTCCTCAATGATCTCAACTATGCGCAGGATAGTCGGGTCTGTCTTGATGTTTACTTCCATTTTTCAGGCTCTATAGGTTTGTTGCGGAATCGTGTAAGCTTGTCGTCAAAGCATAGTGTACACCTGCCGACACTGCCGTCGCGGTTCTTCTGCCAATCAATATCGCTCTTGCCTGCCGCTGGTTCCCCATTCTCGAATGCGTCGAGCTGATAATACTCCGGCCTATAAATAAAGGCTACCTTGTGGGCATCCTGTTCGACACTGCCGGAATCACGTATATCTGCCAGGGAAGGGCGCTTGTCAGTACGACTCTCTACCGTTCTGTTCAACTGGACGAACGCCATCACCACGATGTTACAATCCTTCGCGATTTTGGCCAACTGACCAGACAGGTACGAGACTTCCTGCTCTCTTGATTGGAACTTGTTGCCGGACGGCAGTTTCTGCAGGTAGTCGACGATGATCATCTTTATGCCCCTTTCCGCTACTAACTGCTTGGTTCTATTGCGGATGTATGTTGGTGTGGCATCTGATGAATCGTCGATGGAAAGAAGGGAGTTCAGCCGCACGATCATATCTGTAGAGTTCTCTACTGCATCGCGCTGCCGTTCATTGAGTTCTCCGAACGACAATGTCGTAACGGGAACGCCGGTAATCTGGGAAATGTATCTACGCGTCAGCTGTTCCTTAGTCATCTCGACCTCAAAGAACGCGTGCGGTATCCCTTGCTTGACAAGATTCAGGCTAAGAGAAACCCCAAAGCCTGTCTTGCCCATGCCGGGGCGGGCGCCAATCACAACAAACTCTCCGGGCATAAAGCCTTTTATGCGCTCGTCAATCTCTCTAAAGCCGGTGCGCATATAGAGTTTGTCCTTAACATCACGTGGCATAAAGGCATTGCCAATCTCATTCATGACAATCTCGCCAACGTCAACTAACCCGCCCTGTATGTCTGTTGGATATAGAGAACCAATCTCTTGCTCCAACGCCTTCATTGTATCGAATACATCATCGCCCACTTCCAGCTTCATATTGTAGTCAGTCAGCAGTAACTGCATTGAGTCTTTGATGTATTGCTCCCGCACATAACATGCCCGCTGAAACAGCAGGGCAGATATCTCTGCAGTCGCGGCGGCTTCCAGTACGTCGGCTTTGCTTTCAAAGCAAGCAGTCACCCGGGGCTCTTCGTCAATCAATATCTTGATGTCCACAGGCTCGCCCTTCTCCATACGCTCTACAATAGCCTCATAGATAGGACGATACTCCTCTGGCACATGTTCAGGTTTGACTACCGCCATTGCCTTTGCCACGTCGTTAGGCCTGCCCATCGTCAGTCCGAAGATCAGCGACAGGGCAGCTCTACGTGCAGCATCAGAGTTCCAAAGGAGCGAACTCTTCTGGACTTTGGCGGGTCTCCACTCGGATAGCTGTGCTTTGCTCATACCGCTTCTTTTCTTCTTCTTGAATTGCTTTATCTGCGGCCCACTTATTTATTGCCGCATAATCGCTTTTGTAGACGACGGGTTCACCTTTGCTGAGCTTATACTGCTTATAGCTTACCAGTATCTCAATCGAACGCTTGGCCACAGACTCGCCGTATTTGCTGACTAGCGCCGCGTATTCCGTCTCGAGAAGCATTACGTCATTGCCGTACATCTTCTTCTGCGGCTTCGGCGCCCTCGTTACCGTGCGCTTTGGTTTGTCTACTGCCTCTTGCTTCGGTCTTGCTCCGCCTTTGGCTCCGGCTGCTGCCCGAGTTTTGGAAAGCTCTATCTGTTTGCCTACCCAATCATAGGTCACGTCCTGCTCTGTGCGAGCCTGGCGCAACACCTCACCGATGTATTCGCCTCTCTCACGTATGGTAAGGGTGGCTATGTCGGCAAGCATCTTGGATACTTCAATCTTCAGGACTTTCATGGGGGTGAATCTTCTTTATTAGTTCAAACGATATCTTCCTTGGCTCTTTGTCCGGTGCATCCTGCAGTGTAACATGGGCATGATCAATAGCGACAATGACTCCACGTATATACTGCTTAATCTTGACCGTCTGAGAGCCGAACAAGTCCTTTACTTGCTGATACTTCGGCTCTCTGAGCTCCAACTTTGCTGCGTATGGCAGGCGTTCCTTTAGAAAATCTGCCGCTTTTTTATCCTGCTCGCGCTCATATAGCGTCTTGCGGTAGAGTTGTGGTTCCATTAGTCACCCCACGTTACAAGTAGCCGGCGACTGCCAGGTCTAACTACCTTGAGTTCGTTGTAGATCTCGGGATACTTTTCCTCCAGCGCTTTGGAAGGAACCGTCAAGGAATCCTTTACAGTTCGATACGTAGCCACAGTCTGATCCTGGTACTTCAGGACGCCATAGTCCTTCATGAAGATGCGAATAACGTCCGACAACTGGTCTTTTTCTGCCTTTATAGCCTTCTCTTGCTTGCTAAGTTCTGAGTATCTACCAAGCACATCCATCATACTCTCGTCTGCATGAATAGCTTCCTCTTTGCTTACAGGGAACAGGCGTGCTACGTCTGCTGCTGTAGTAGGCTCGGGCGGTACTGCCGCAAGAATGTGGTCGTGCCAAAACTTCTTGGCTTCCTCCAGCATATACTTCTGGAAGTCCTTAGATGCAGGAATCTCCATCCATTCTATGCTAAAACCCGGGGGGCAGCACCACACAATGGTACTTGTCTTCTTACCCAGTATCATCATATACCACTGCACCTGGCAAACCCAAGCAGGATAGATGGTATCGTGCGTTATCTTCTTGGCAGATGTCTTGCATTCCAGGATATTATCCTTTCCACTAGCATCTGTGTAGAAGCGGTCGACCGATGCGCGTATATAATCGTAGGTTCTGTGGCGGAAGATCTTACGCTTTGGCTTGCGGATCTCCGCACCTGCCAGCTTGCCGTACATCTGCGCCACAAACTCTTCCAGTAACTGCCCACGAAGCATATCTTCGTTGGGTGCATCTTCGACTTTGCTGGCCATCTTATCGTGATACACGTCCAGCTTTGTCTTGTAGGGATTAAGGCCGAGAATCGCAGAAATATCGGAACCTCCGATACCCTTCTGGCGTTCAAGCAGCCATTCTTGATGTGTCATTTTGCTCCTTATTCAATGATTTCTACTACGTCATCTGTGCTCTGCTTCTCATAGAAGGTAGCCGTGCCAGTGGGGAACTGCTGCTTCAATGTGTCTACTATCTTGCTCTGCTTACCGGCAGGTTTCGGCGCTTCTTTTGGCGCAGTTTCTACCACTACCGCCTCTGTTATCTCTCCCGTTTCCATGTCAACGTACGGCTGTGATGCAACGACTTCTCCGCTGTTATCCATAGCAAAGTCATCTACGTTCACCACTCTGTCGTCTGAGTTAACGGCGCGCTCTAGGTCATCTACTTGCAGCGGCAGGTAGGGAGTAAGACGGCGAATCGCTGTTTTCTTCGCCATAGCCACGTAGTCTGACTTCCATACACCTACGGCCTCGCCCTTCTGCATGGGGCTACGGCGACGGAATCCTTCGACATCTTCCTTGCTCAGTACCACAAAATCTGAGAATCCGGACTTCAAGTGGTACACTGCATATACGCAGCGGAACTCACCTCTTTGCCCCTGCAGGTATGGCTTATGAATCAGCTTCGGCTCGAGTCCACGCTCGTATTCAAACACATCGTTCGAGAATACTGCCTCAGCATAGATCTTTGCCAGTTCACCGCTACGGCGCGCCAGGGCTATATATCCCCGGTAGCCGATCTGAAGCTGTACCTCTTTGCCGTAGGGAACAAAGTAGCAGTAGCCCAGGCTGTCAATAGGAGGCAGGCCTAGCACCGATGCCTGCATTACCGCGCCAAGTAGCGATTTCGCGCTACATTCAGCGATCTTAGGGTTACGGGCGATAAGAGTAGCGGACATCTGAATCATCCGCTCAGGCGTCAGGTGCTTCGGTATCGAGGCAGCAATCTGACTTTTATAGGTAGCAAGCACAGAAGAAATGTCGGCATCCTTAAGCCCTTCCATCGTGCCCTTTGTCTTAGCCTTAGCCAAGATGTTCTGAACCTTTTCCAGTCCAGTTTGGGTGTCACTCATTTTGAGTCCTTATATTAGTAGGTGAGTAAATCAGTTTCCATACATCCGTCCTTCAGAAAGCACGCAGCTTTCATTCAAGGATATCTTGAGAGAATGTTCGGTTTTCCGGTACAGCTAAGCGATGCACTGATGTATGCAATACAGATAACTTCTCGCGCACAACCAAAGCAGCTCCCTGAGATTCCAACAAACCCGCACATGCGTGGCGCTATAAAGCACGTCACGTGGTCAGCCACAATAACCGACGAGGCGTGGGGCAAGCTCAATAGACTTGCCGGAGTATTCCAATATGAAGTAGGTCAAATGGCGGCAGCCTGTCTCATCGGAGTCGCACTATCCATCAAGCAGGTCAAGATGATAAGCCGCCACATTGCACCACAAGAATCGCCCGACATCGGCGCATAGTTATTCGTCGCTGTCATCTTCCGTAGGAAGAGAACCCCATACCGTCACAACCGTAGCCGCAGCTACTACAACAATGCCAACAAGCGCTATGTATCCAAACGTGCGCATGGCAAACCAAAAATGTTCATCCATACTTCCTCCTCATGTATGTGTGGTTAATTGTGTATTTTCATCAGAGCCATGCCGTTCCCATGTGTGGCTCGAATACTTCATTTTTCATGGGACTAACTATAGGTGACTTATGACAGAACACGAGCAACGCATTCGCGAGCTTAACTACGACCACCACTCTCGCATGACGAGTGATTATCTCAGGCGCAAAGACGAAAGCACCGGAGAGAATGAATCACTCAGAAAACGCGACATCGAGTCATTCGAGAAACTGCTTTCAAACGTGCAAGGCAAGTTTACTACTCCGGTTGTTCTCGAACTTGGAGCCTCAAATGGCAACATTTTCCCTGAAGCATCGCGCTTGCTAGACACTCCGCTGACCAACATACATGGCATTGACCTGTTTGAACCTGCTGTAAAGCAAGCCATCGATGCCGGATACCAAGTCCAATGCGGCTTCATCGAAACGCTCCCATGGCCGGATGACACGTTTGACATCATATTCTCTCGACACGTAATGGAGCACACATACTCAGTTGAACAGACACTCAAGGAAATCCAGCGTGTTCTTCGACCAGGCGGCATTGTGCTTGCAATCACTCCGGCATATCAACCAGACCCTGAGCCTGCACACATTCAGCAACATTCGCTTGAAACGTGGCAGCAGTACTACATTGATTCAGGATTTAGTAACGTCATCGGATATTCGCATTACGCCAACTGTCCTGAATCGCACATCGTTGCTACATACGTAGGTTAACAATGAATACCAAAGAATCCTTCCCACGGCCACCATAAGCGTCATGCAAGTATAATCTCTTATTGTGAACAAAGGGATTTTCTGATGATAGTTGCTACGCCTAATACTATAGAAGCAGCAAGCGCGACAGCAACTATTTTTTCATAGCCGCCACCGTGAAACCATTCATGAAACTTTGCCAGTCTATTCCAAACGGTTTCCCTGGCAGTAGGTCCATTCAGCAGCTCATCCTGATAGTCAGACAGAACCTGGCGAACACGGCGCTCTGCCTCTTCTGCCTGTGCTATTGTTTTGAAGTAATTGTTAAATTCTATACACTCCGCACATTCAGGACTGTAAGGCGATTGCATTAACCTTCCAACATCACCACCTTCACGCACAATGTAGAAGAATTCTCCTTCGTTAGGCATCCAACTACTCATATTGTACTCCTTGTTGTTTCTAAGTGCATGCTAAGAAGAAGCTCCTTGACTTTGCCGAGAGCCGCCTCTGCCTGCTCCCGTGTTTCAAAACAGTTGCCAATTGCATACCTGTCATGATCACCACTAGTGCCTAGCCATGCTTGGTTGAACACATAATGCGATACGATTGAGAAGTACACCTGATTGACCTCCGGACGGAAACGCTCTGGTTCTGGTTTGACGTATGGCGCGGGTCTGTTTATAATACGTTTTTGCCACGGCGTACCGACTTTTATGTTGTACCAGGGAGTACCAAAGACAAGCTCATCATCCGTAATCCAAACCTTACCTTCGTAATCACCATCGTTAATTGTCGGCAGTCTGTCTGTTATCCACTGAACCATTCGGTTTCTCCTTATAGTTAGTTCTAAAACTCCAAATCCGCATCAGGCTCATATTCCTGAAAATATCTCTGCAACTGCTCCTTGCCATATAGGTCAATTGTGCCTTTTGCAGGCTTAAACTTCCACCTGCCGTTTACCTCTGTCCAAGTACCGCCTTGCATATCCTTAGCATTATGATACCGGCTTTCATCACTAAAGGTAATGTGATTAGGTTTCTTGTAAGTGTCAGGCAAGTGCCCTGTATTCGGGTCATAATCTATCTCCTTGCCTTTCATCGCCTTCCACGCCCCCTGTAAGTCATACGCCCCCATCTCATATAGCGCCTCATCCAAAGAACCATACTGCTTCTTAGCCCACTGCTTGAACTCCTCAAGCTCAGGCTTACTCAAGCCAGTGTTGTATTGAGACACATACCGCAGCGAAGGGTCGTCAGACATCTTATCCCACAACTTACTTGACGGTGCCAGCTGCAATAGCTTCTCTTTCTCTCCAGAACTCATGGTTGAATATGGCTTGCCATTCCAAGAAAACTCTGCCACACCCTTGCTCTTGGCTCCCTTAAACGAACGTCCGAAATCACTAGGCATACTTGCTCCTTATATGTTTGCATTCTAAACAAATCCCTGGTTTAGCAATCATACCAGGGCCGGGTTTCTACAGCCTACCATTACAACTGGGGGGATCTCGTGATAGCCTTGATTGCACCCTTTCCCTACCCTACCCATTTAAGCAAACTGACTGTTTTGCTTGCGTTTTGCTTAACGTTTGCTTGCGTTTTGCTTACTGCGTTTCCGCTAATACATGCAAGTTACAACGATTTTCAGGCAATGTCAAGAATAATTTTCTATTCTGGAAAAATAGTTGGAGAAGGGGTGATTCTGCTCAAAAACAGCAGGTGCAAATGTGGAAAGTGAAACTCAAAAATTGCAAAAGTTTGGCGAGCTGACATACACCTGATTCATAGGTAGTTGCCGTGTGAGTATAGCGGTGGGTAGTGGTACGGGGTGGGGGTTATGGTTTCGCAAGTGCTTGCGTGTCGTTATTGCCTGCGCTTCGCGTCTATACTATGCGAGTCTTCTCAGTAACTCGCTACTACTGCGGGTGGCGCTGACTGCTCCGCAAAATTTCCGTCGGTTGGGTTGAGTTGGGTTGAGTTGTTTATTTTCTCCTCCTCCTCCTCCTCCTCCTGCTCTTTGAAAATTTGACCTCCGCAAAATATCGTGTACTTACGGCCTACCGATGCCGTGCGGAGTGGTGATGTCGAATAGAGCGACCGCAAAATTATAC